AAGCCAATTCTAATAACTACCAAGAGTGGGAAGTAAACGGCACACCAACAACTGTTGCTAATAGTTATTGGACTTACCCAGTAACGCTTTTATCATCAAGCGGTACAGGCACAACAAACTTTTCTAATGGCGGCAACATTTCTTTTATTACTCAGAGCGTTGGTGTTCAAGGAACTACTGGCGCGCAGGGAACTGTTGGCGCTCAAGGAACAACAGGTTTGCAAGGCGTTCAGGGAACTGAAGGCTTACAAGGCACAACTGGAACTCAAGGATTAGTTGGCGCTCAAGGTCAGACTGGAACACAGGGCATTGAAGGCTTGCAAGGACTTGAAGGTTCTCAAGGCTTTACTGGAATTCAAGGTGAAACAGGTTCTCAAGGATTAAACGGAATTCAAGGAACACGCGGAACTCAAGGCTTAGAGGGCTTACAAGGTTTTGAAGGAACTCAGGGAACTGACGGAATTCAAGGTGCGACTGGTGCGCAGGGCCTTGAAGGTTTACAAGGTTTTGAAGGAACTCAAGGTATTGGGGGAATTCAAGGCGTTAGAGGTTCTCAAGGTTTAACTGGATCTCAAGGCACTCAAGGCGTTGAGGGAATTCAAGGTAACAACGGAACGCAAGGAACTCAAGGCGTTATTGGTATTCAAGGTGAAACTGGTGCGCAAGGAACAACTGGTACACAAGGTGTAACTGGCGCTCAAGGTACTCAGGGCGTTCAAGGCGATCAAGGTATTCAGGGAATTACAGGTACTCAGGGAGCAACTGGCGCGCAGGGCTTTAGAGGTATTCAAGGTCTTGATGGAATTCAAGGAGCAATTGGAACTCAAGGTACTCAAGGTGTTCAAGGTTTAATTGGCGCACAAGGTACTGATGGATTGAATGGTTCTCAAGGCACAACAGGTTCACAAGGAACTAGCGGAACTAACGGAACTAATGGCGCACAAGGTACTCAGGGATTAACTGGATCTCAGGGAACTAGCGGAACTAATGGCGCTCAAGGAACAACTGGTACACAGGGCGTTCAAGGTTTAACAGGTTCTCAAGGTGCAACTGGTACGACTGGCGCGCAAGGAACACAGGGATTAACAGGTGTTCAGGGTGTAACAGGAACTCAAGGTTTCACAGGTTCACAGGGAACTATTGGAACGCAAGGAATTCAAGGTACAACTGGAACTCAAGGTGCAATTGGATCGCAAGGCACTCAAGGAGTTCAAGGTCTAAATGGAATTCAAGGTACTATTGGTACGCAAGGCGCGCAGGGCGTTCAAGGTACTCAAGGTATTCAGGTTCAAGGAACAACTGGCTTACAAGGCATAGTTGGTACTCAGGGCGTGACAGGTACTCAAGGTACTGAAGGAACAGCGGCAACAGCAATGCCTGACATTTTAATGCTCGGCGGAATGTAAAAAGGGAGAATAATGCCAACAACATACAAAGTATTAGGACAGGTAGCACCATCTGCGGTGACTGCCACAACCCTTTACACCGTTCCTGGTGCAACTCAAGCAGTTGTTTCTACAATTAACATTGTTAATACAAGCACAACAACAGCCGACACAGTTCGCGTTGCTATTCGCCCCGCAGGTGCGGCGCTTGATAATAAGCATTACATTGTTTACAACCTTAGCCTTAGCCCAACTGCGACTTTTACTTACACAAGCGGCGCTACTTTGGCAACAACAGATGTAATTACGGTTTATTCTACAAACGGCACATGTTCATTTAACGCATTTGGATCGGAGATTGCATAATGTCAGTATCAATTACACCTAACCCAAATGTGCAAGGCCCACAGGGATTAACTGGTTCTCAAGGCACAACTGGCGCTCAGGGAACAACTGGTTTGCAAGGAACTAATGGTGCTAATGGCGCTCAAGGTACAACAGGAACTCAAGGTTTAACTGGTACTCAGGGTTTGACAGGAACTCAAGGCACAACTGGAACGCAGGGCATTACAGGCACAACTGTTTCTTCAACATTTAACGCGCAAACAACTGCTTACACGCTTGTTGCTGGTGATGTTAATAAATGGGTAACAATGAACTCTGCAACATCACAAACAATCACTGTTCCCGCTGGTGTATTTAGCGCGGGCAATGTTATTTACCTTCAGCGTATTGGTGCGGGCGCAGTGCCAATTGCGGCAAGCGGTGTAACGATTACATCAAACGGTGCAACTTCAGCCGCTCCTAACATTCGCGCTCAGTATAGTTCAGCAACCGTTCTTTGTACTGCATCAAATGTGTTTACAGTTGTTGGAGACATTTCTTAACGAACCCACAACATACCTACATCTGCGGTAGGTCGTAGATTGGCAACTTTCCAACCGCCATCTATCCACGCATCAGATGTAAGTTGATGCCAGGCTAATAGTTCATCTACATTATTGACTTGCATGTTTCCCCACTCTTGCGGTTCTTCTAAGTGGTTCACAATGTATTGCGCGGCCATCTCTCTGTAACCCAGGGTAAACAAATAATCTAATTGATCCTCATGTTGGTGCATGGTTTCAAATGTCCACTCAAAGCAAAGCGTTCCCCCGTAATGGCGGGTCATACCTTTCATCACTTGCCACTCAGCACCTTCAACATCAATCTTGATTAAGTCAGGATTGCCATACTTGTCTGCGAGCGCATCAATGGTGATTGTGTTTACTTCTACTTCACGGTGAGGCTTTCCTGCGTATGGCATGTTATCTGCGGTTAGCCATTCTTTATTGAGCGTACTTAATCCATCTTCATCTGCTTCATAGAACTTTAAGCGCTCGCCATCTTTATCACTCACAGCCATTTTAAGAGGCACAACATCAGGGTTGTAAATAAAGTTCTTAACCAACTGCCCGTAAACCCGTGGTGCGGCTTCAAGGGCTATTACGCGGTATCCCTGAGCCAGTCCTGCCATTACTGCATCACCACGATTAGCGCCAACATCAAAGAGCAACATGTGTGAGCCTTCCTAGATTACTTTTAACTGCAACTTCATAATCATGGGTAAGTTTCATGCCGTCTAACTTGTGTAACAATTCAAGGCTTTCATCTTTGCGGCCTATCCACCAGGCGGCAACTGCCTTTTCAAACAGCAATACATACTGACCTTCATAGCCAACATGTACAGGAAGATGTGAGTTAAGTTGATTGTGCAATCCTATGCAAGCCCAGGTGTAACACTCTTGCCATTGTCCTAAGCGTTCATGGAACTGCGCAAGTAAGAAATAACCTTCAGGACGGTATGGTAAATACGCCACAGCCTGCAATAAACAATTGCTTACAGTGGCCTGGCGGTCATTTTGGTCATCAAAACAATGCGCGGCTTTGAGTAGTGAGGCATAAACCAGGGCGGGGTGTGTTTCATGGCCGTATTCTGCGGTGCGCAAATAGAAAGATACGGCTGAAGCGGTTTGATTTTGCTTCTCATACTCCACCGCTACATCAAAATTAAGCGCTGGATTAAATGGATCTTTAGATAGTTCTACAACTAATTGCTCAATTCTCATACGCCAGTGCCTCCATAATCAGATCTTCTACTACTGCACCAGGTACTTGCAAGACAAATGCGGCATTATCCTGGAAACCAAAAGACACCAAAAGGTTACCTTTGTGAACCGCGGCCCCTACACAGAACTCAACGCGAGCGTCTAGGAATGAGAATTCTTTGCTTAGTCCTACAACATTAAGTTCCTGATCCCATACAACTAAACGGTGACGGTAAATTGCATCTTTCTGCTTTAAGTAATTCTTAAACAGATCTACTTCATGGGTAATTGAGATGTACATACTGCCCCACCGTATAACCTGGCTAGATCCGCGCTGATCTTTAGGCGCTGGTGCTGTTGGCTTAACAAATACTTGCTCACATTCCCCGCTGATTGGGTTGGCATAAACTAATTCTGTTGGCATTGTCCATTTGATGAAGTGATACGGTTTATCTAAGACAGGTATCCAATTCTTCTCACAATAAGACTCATTAGGAGCAGGGGCATTGATCCGCACACGCCTGACTTCTTTGACTGCCCAGTTATTCCAATCAATCTCAATACGGCTGTACTCCATGCGGCCTTGCCCATTGGTGGTTGTATCTCTGCGGACTCCCACCAGGTAGTAATCATCTAGCCACTGCACAACACGGCAATCTTCTTCACCAACAAATTCCCAAATAGGTTCCACATCTAATTCAGATGTATCTACTTTGGCGTGGTGGGTCATCTCAAGATCATCATTGAGACGGCATAAGTAATTGACCGTTACAAGGCGGCGATCCTTTTCAGGGTGCAGGTAGGACAGTGGCCCAAAGCGGCTAGGAAACTTCTGCTCATTTTCTGCGTGGTACAGCGTGTAATTAACATGGCGTAGGTTCACAAGAATGTTGCCTTTATCATCAATAAAGATTGATGGGTTCATTAGCCCTGTACCGCTGGTTAATCCATGAGGAATTACCAGGGGCGCAAGTTTGCCTCCGTGTTGAACTGCCTTCTCTACTAAGTTCATAATCCTTACAATACATGAAGTTGCAAAAATCGCTATCATTGCAACACGCCTGATTTACAAGAGGCATAACAAGGGAGATACGCATGGGTCTGCGTGACCGTATCGCAAGAGCAATAGCAACTAGCAACATTGAAAAAGGCCCTAGATTGCCCGCGGGTTCTGTAACAATGTCAGAAAATGACATGCTTAATCAAGCAGGTGGCCTTGCTATGCAACAGACATACGGCAACAATGTCGCACTCCCACGCGCCCCATTTAGCGCAACAGTTCCATTTGGCCCAGGCAATCCAATTATTCCTGGTGCGATTAACCCAATCAATCCCGCAACTGGACGGCCTGAACCACGCCGTTATGAATACCAGGTTGCACAGAACATCAACATTGTTCCAACACGGCTTGTACCGTTCCAAACATTGCGTGATGCAGGAGATAGCATTGACATTCTGCGCCGTTGCGTTGAGGTAATTAAATCTAAAATTAACGCACTTGAATTTGACATTGTTTTAGGTAGTGACGCATCAGAAAAAATTGCCGCTGAGTCAGGTGGCGATCATGTGCGCGCAATGGCTAAAGCCCGTGAGAAGTACACAGATGAAATTAACCGCTTGCGCACATTTTGGGAAAACCCTGATCCTGCAAACGGATACACATGGAATGACTGGATTAACATTGCCGTTGAGGACATTCTTGTAATTGATGCGTGGGCTATTTACCCACAACCAACAGTGGGCGGAGACTTATACGGTTTCCAAATTCTTGATGGTTCAACAATTAAGCCGTTGATTGATGATCGCGGTATGCGCCCTATGCCACCTAACGCGGCTTTCCAACAGATCCTTTACGGTTTCCCACGCTCTGAATTTTCTGCAACAGAAGAAGATCCGAAAGCAGATGGTGAATTTACTTCTGATCAATTGGCTTACATGGTTAAGAACCGTAGATCAACAACTGTTTATGGATTTAGCCCAGTAGAGCGAGCGCTTCCATTGGCTGACATTTACCTGCGCCGCCAACAGTGGATTAGAGCAGAGTACACAGATGGCGTATTGCCTGAACTCATGTTTACAACTGATGAAGATTGGGGAACTAACCCTGATCTCTTGCTTGCTTATGAGCGAATTCTTAATGATGATTTAGCAGGACAAACACAACAGCGTAAGCGCGCCCGTTTACTACCAAAGGGCTTAGCCCCTGTAGTCAATGATGGCTATGGCGAGAAGTTCAAAGACACGCTTGATGATTATTTAATTACTTCTATCTGCGGACACTTTGGCGTACAACCATCTGAAATTGGTTTCTCTCCAAAGGGCGGCGGATTAGGCGGTAAAGGTTTCTCAGAAGGTGCGGCAGAAAACGCTGAAGCAATTGGCATTGGCCCGCTTGCTAACTGGATCTCAAAGCAGATTACAAACATCTCATACACATACTTAGGTATGCCGCGTGAACTTGAATTCAAAATGTTATTGTCTGAACGCAGAGACACAGAAGAAAATGCGCGCAAGAACCAAATTGAAGTTACATCTGCGGGTAAATCAGTCAATGAGCGCCGTTCAGAATTAGGTTTGCCAT